CATGGTGGACTTGGGGCGCATGGAGCGCTGGTGGAGGGCGAATCGAGAGCGGGTTGTCTTCCAGACGGATCGGCGATGGGTGCGGAGCCGCAATCAGTTTGTGGAGCAGGTGGCGAGTTACCGGGCTGTAGTCGGGCCGGTGCAGGAGGAGAGCTTTGTCGGAATCGTGGCTGGGAATGATGAGCGGAAAGCCTACGATCTTCTCTTTGACGCAATGAGCCGGGTCAAGTTTTTTGGGCGATTTTCCCTCTTTCTCTACCTGGAAGCGGTGGCCGCGCTGACCGGGTTGCCGATTGAGCCAACTGGTCTGGACCTGCGGTATTCGGAGAGCAGCCGGAATGGGCTGTGCTATGCCTTCGGCCATGACCATATGTTGTGCGGGCACGACTACGGCAGGAGCAATCTCACCCCGGACCAACTGGCTTTTCTTGGTGTGGAGTTTGAAACGTTGGAGCGAGTCATCAAGGGGAGCGAGGGCGAACAGCCGCTTTCCACGGTGTGGAGTATTGAAACCAGCTTGTGCGCCTACAAGAAACTGCACAGAGGTCAGCGTTATCTCGGCTACTACATTGACCGCCAGGCCAGGGAGATTGCCCAGGTGCAAAGCCTTGTGACCGAGGGTGTGGATTGGTCGGTTCTGTGGGATTTCCGGGATATTCACTTCGCCCCACTCTGGCGCAAGGAGTACAGAGCGGAATACGGAGGGGACCCGCGAATCTACCGACCGAACGATCCCGAACATTGGTATCAACGGGGACCGATGTACGTATGAGGAACCGCCACCTGCTCTATCTGATTTGTCAACCCGGCAGCGGCAAAACCACTCTTGCCACTGCCCTGTTCGCCGATCTTCCGCAAGTGCAGCGACCGGCATTCCACCCCTACCCCCCTTTTATCGAGTATCCGGGTGGGGCGCAGATCGGGGTGATGCGTTCGGGGTTTGGCGGAACAGATGTTCTGCCCCTGAATTGCCAGCCGAATGTGATCGCCTGGATGCAGCAGACCGGCTGGTTTCACCTGTTCGCTGAGGGCGACCGCCTGGCGAATGACAAGTTTTTCAAGGCGTGCAAGGCAGCGGGGATCGGGCTGTCTGTGATCCACCTGGATTGCCCTGACGAGTTGGCCCAGGAGCGCAGGGAACGCAGGGGGTCCAACCAGGATACAGCGTGGGTGAAGGGACGTGCGTCGAAGGTGCGGAGATTGGCCGAGGCGTGGTCGGAAGATAGCTGGCGGCTGCCGGCAGAACTTCCGCTCGAAGATTTAGTAGAACGGCTAAGGCAACATCCGGTGATTAAGGGGATTCGCCGTGAGTAGCTTTGTATTTGACCCGGAGGCGCCACTGGATAAATGCCGGGGCGAGAGCGAGAGCGCCAACCAGGCATTGAATGATTACGCCAAAATGGGGCCGAGGCGGTCGCTGGCAAAGCTGCTGGACGTGTACAGGAAGCAGCAGGAGGGGGGGCAGGCCGCCAGTAATGAGAGTGCGGGAATCCCCATATTGCCGCCGACTGTGCGCAAGACCACCCTGGAAGGCTGGTCAACCAAATACCGTTGGCTGGACCGGGTGGCGGCGTGGGCAGCCATTGAAAAGCAGAAAGATGATGACCTTTGGGAGGAGCGCAGGCGCAAGCTCAAGGAGGACGATTGGACACAGGGCGATCTGTTGCGCGAGCGGGCGCAGAGTTTTCTGGCGCAGTTGCCCCGGTTCCTGCGTTCGTCCACTGAGACGGTGGAGCGGGACGGGGTGATTGTCCAGATCGTGACGGTTGGGCTGAACACCAACCTGAGAGAGATTGCCGACGTGTTGAAGACGGCTTCTGGCCTGCAACGGCTGGCAGCGGAGGAACCGACTGACCGTGTACAGTACAGCGGAGCGTTACTCGACCAACTTATTGCCCGCGAACTGGAGGAGCTTGCCGACCGCAGCCAAACAGGAGATGCTGATCCGGCTGCGGGAGATGAACCGAATGAGGAGATCGGAGACGGGGAATGATGCAGAAGAACCAACCGAACGGCTCGACCTGTGGGAATGGACATTGCGCCACCGGGCATTCCTGTCAGCCGGAAAGCGGATTGACTTCTCCGGCCACAAGTACCTGGAAGCGCTCTACCAAGAAACGGGCCAGAGGGTCGTTGTCCAGAAAGCAGCGCAGTTGGGTATCTCCGAGTGGTCCGTCAGTTACGCTCTCCACGCGTGCGATCAACGCAAGGCCAACGTTCTCTACCTGTTTCCGACAGATCGCACGATCTCTGACTTCTCGGCTGCACGCATTTCTCCGGCGATTGAGGCGAGCGAACACCTGACCGCGATTGTGGGCGGCGGCGTCAACCAGACCCAACTGAAACGCATCCGGGATCGATACCTCTATCTACGGGGCGCACAGGTGAAGCCGGACGGGAACGCAGCGCAGTTGAAGTCAATTGACGCTGACTGTGTGATTCTGGACGAATTCGATGAGATGGACCCGAGGGTTTTCTCGATTGCCGAAAAGCGCTTGGGACACAGCCGGATTGCCGAACAGCGGGTAATCAGCACGCCGAGTTTCCCAGGCGCTGGGGTGAATGAGCTTTTCCAGAATAGTGACCAGCGCTCCTGGTTTGTGCCGTGTCCGGCTTGCGGCCATCGACAGGCGCTAACGGTAGATCGGTTGGTCATCGAGTGGGACAAGATGGAGAGGCCGGTGGCCTGGCATGAGCGGGATGGAGTCCCCTTCTTGGCTTGTGGGCGCTGCGGGGGAAAGCTGAACCGCAGCGCAGCCGGGGAATGGGTGGCAGCCTATCCAGGCCGGGAGTGGGTCGGCTACCATATGAGCAAGTTCGTCGGCCAGCACATCAATCTGACTGACATTTTGCGCAATCTGGGCAAGAGTGACGAAACCGCCAGGAAGGAAGCCTTCAATCAGGATTTGGGACTGCCCTACAAGCCCAGGGGCGGCGGCCTGACCGAAGAGCAGTTGGACGATCTGATTCGGGGTTATGCCCTGCGCCAGAAGCCGGAACGCCGGTGTGTGATGGGGATCGACGTGGGGACTGTGTTGCATGTGATCATCCGGGAGATACCGGAGAGAGACAGTAACAATGCCCTGCTCCACGTGGAGGAGCGCATTCCGGAGAGACGGCTGGTCTTCGCCGGGGAGGTGCTGGATTTTGAGGAGGCCGGTCGGCTCTACAAGCGCTTCAATTGTCGGGCCTGTGTGGTGGACGGCGGGCCGGAGCGCCGGGAGGCGGTGCGCTTCCAGCAGTCGTTGAAGGGGATGGGCAGTCGTTCTCCGGTCTGGCTGGCCTTTTACACGCTGAACCACGATGGGCTGAAGCAGGAAGACCCGCTGCGCTGGAATGAGGAAGAGGGCATTGTGGATGTGGACCGCACCCGGCTTCTGGATGAGACCCTTTCGCGCTTCTTCGTGGGTGCGAACACTCTGCCGGCTGACATTCGGAATGTGCGGGATTACTACGCTCACCTGCAGGCGATTGTGCGGGTGCAGGAGAAGCGCAGCAACGGTCGCACGGTGAGCGTCTATGTGAGCGCCGGGGCCGACCATCTGATCCACGCCGAGAATTATTGCACTATCGCATCAATGGCCCCCCTGCTGCCGACGCTGCCGAGTTTTGTTCCGCAGGCCAGCACCAAGGGATGGATGGCAAAGCCGAGGTGAAGGTGAGAGAATGGGCATAAACGTTTACGGAAATGGTTATAGGCGTGGGGGCGGGGCAAGTGGGGCGGGCCACCGGGTTGTGGGGGTGGGGCGGTCCAGCCGGGACTTCTCCTCTGACCCGTTGAACTTTGGGGGGATGTTCATCGCCCCACCCGCACAGCCGGACAGGTTCTGGCGGCTGAATGAACTGGACACAGACATTATCGGGCTGATGGATGTGCGCCAGTTGACCGACTCCCTGGCCGATCTGTCGCCGGAGATTTCCAAGGCGGTTTGGGACTTTCTGCGGCTGTGTAATCCGGGTTGGGATATTTGGGTGACGCGGCCCAATTCGGACACGGTGTACAAGGAGGGCGAACGGCGCGTGAATGCCTTCCTGGAGAGGCTGGACAATTACTACGGCTCGGTGGACGTGGTCTTCAACCGGATGTTTCTGGCCGGGTTTCTGCGGGGAGCGCTGTTTGCCGAGCTTGTGCTGGATGGCGGGCGAACGCCACTGGACCTGGCGACGCCTGACCCGTTCTTTGCCCGCTTTCGCAGTGTGACGGACCCGGTGCGGGGGAAGGTGTGGGAGTTGGGCCAGTTCCAGCAGGGGCTTTGGGTTCCCCTGGAGTACGACAATATCGGCTATCTGGCGATTGACCCGTTTCCCGGCTCCCCCTACGGGCGACCACTGGTTTCCCCCGCGCTCTTCTCCGCTCTCTTTCTGCTTGGCCTACTGCGCGACCTGCGCCGGGTGGTGGCGCAGCAGGGCTATCCCCGGATTGATATTTCTGTTCAACTGGAATCGCTGTTGGCGATGATGCCGGGAGAGCAGCGGGATGACCAGGAGGAGGTGGGGGAGTGGATTGCCAGCGCAATCGGGCAGGTGCAATCTACTTATGAGTCGTTGGAGCCGGACGACGCCTACATTCACGCCGACTTCATTTCGGTCAACAGGCCGGTTGGCGCCATCGACGCCCAGAGCCTGGGGGCGGTGGACGGGCTGCTGCGGGCGGTGGATCGGATTGCAATTCGGGCGCTGAAGACTATGCCCCTGCTGATGGGAAGCAACGAAGCCACCTCGGAAACCCACGCCAACCGGCAGTGGGAAATTCAGGCGGCAGGGATTCGTTCTTTGCAGAAGGGGGCGGAACGGTTGCTGAGTCGGCTTCTGACTGTGGGGCTACAGGCGCAGGGGCTACAGGGCCGGGTACACGTGGACTTCCAGGAGATTCGGGAGAGCGAAGCGCTGCGGGACGCACAGACGGAAGCGCTTCGCATTGACAACGCCATCAAGAAGTATAATCAGGGCTGGATTACGCAAGACGAGGCCAGCCAGGAGATTGTGGGTGAGGATGCTGCGGAACCGGAACCGCGCAAGGAGGCCCAGGAACAGCCGGGGGTGGTCTTTGCTCCCGGCTCCGGGGCGCAGGGTGTTCGCACGCTGGTCCCCTGGCAGCGGGTCAAATTCACGCCGGATGGGGCTGGCGATCCGTTGCCGGAGTTGCCGGGGGATGCGACGCCGAGAGAGAGCACGCCGGGGAAGGCGCGGGCGCATTGGGATGAACACTTCCCGGAGTATGCCGGGCTGTTGGACGCCGAGGTGATGGGCGCTTCTGAGTTTGAGGAGGGGTGATGGATACCAAGGGATGTGTTTGCGGCAGGAATATGATTTTGGTCGGCAGGGGTGGCGAGTTGCTTTCCCAACCGCCTATGCAGAATCGGGCAGGAGGCGGTCATTGAATAGTTCTAGCTTGCCCCTGCTTGTAGCTAAAGCGGGCGAAGCGGTTGACAAGGTGAGGTTGAAAGTTAAGTCGGACGACTTCCTCAATGAATCGGGCACGCAAGTGGATTTGTCGCTGCGGAAGTATGCGTTGGGTTCGTCCTTGCCAGTAAGAATGGAAGAGAGGATAGCGTTGCGCATGGATCAATCGATTCGAGATGCAGCGAAAATAGAGCTTGACCGCCAAAGCGATGTAGCTCTGCTTGTTCTATGTGGATACCCACCTGAGATGGCGGAGCGA